ATACAATCATATACACAAGAATTAAGTATGGGAAAGGAAACTATTATACCTCTTTTAAGGCACTCAACACCAAATAAATATTCTGCAACACACCCTCTCGTATTATTATCCACGAGAACGAAGATAAAAAAAAGTGGCTAACCGATCGATTTAGGTTAACCACTTCCAACTTTAAATAATTAACAAATGAAAAACAATTAATTATGAAAATCCACTTTTCTTTCCTTAATTTCTTTTAATATCTTTCTTATTTCGATCACTAAAGCTAACAATTTAAAAAAATCTTCTCTTTCCCACTTACCAACACAGTTTCTTAATTCAGCATTAATGGGTTGACCTGTATAAAGGGTTTTTTATTTTTAAAAATACAGGGAAACAAAGTATAAGACTGAGTATGAATAATAAAAATTCAAAATTTTTTAATAACTTCGCGTTTACGTATGGGTAAAATTATTTACCCTGGTATAATCTTTCTTTTTTTAATTAAAGCACTGTATAATATATGGTGCTTTTTTTTTTCTTATTTTTGTATATAATAAATAATTATAAGAATTAGAAATTATGGCATATTATAGTAATCCATTAAATAGGTTTCATACACAGATTAAAATCAACTCTACAACAGGTAGTGAGATAGCCTCAACCACTAATGCAAAAGATTATATGAGAGTTGACACGAGTGCTGATGATACTCTAATAAGTAAAATGGTAACAGAGGCGAGAATAATCATTGAGAATTATTTAAGTAAAGATATAGTAGCAAAAACAAGATCGTTATATTTAGCTACTGTTGATGAAAGATTTGTATTACCATTCTCGCCAATAACATCAATTCAAAGTATAACGGTTGATGGAACTGCCACAACTGCATATACAATTTACGGTCTTGAGGACACGATTATTGAATTAGAAAACTTGCCATCAGAAGAAGTAATAATTAATTATACAACATCAGGAATGGATGACAGTTTATTATATACGGCAACTTTGCAGCTTGTATCAACACTATATGACAACAGAGCAGATTTTATTGTTGGACAAACAGTTAGTGAAATACCAACAGAGATTAGAACGATATTAAGTTCTCACAAAACAACATTTATATAATATGCAATCAGGAGATTTAAACAAAAGAGTTTTAATTAAAAGACAAACAAAAACAGTTGATGGCTTTGGGGGGTTTACCGATACAGTAGCCACACAATCTACTATATGGGCGAAAGTAGATTATATCAATGGCGATATAACAAATAGAAATGGAAAAAAAGATAGGAATTTAAAGGTAGAAATGATAATAAGAAAAAATACTGCTGACACTTTAACTATAACTGATCTATTACAAATTGAAAACACAAGCGGATTTTATCAGATCAATAAAATGTTTAATAGTAATTATAAATACTATACAACAATAGAAGCGACTAAAAGGGAGTAATGAAAGTAAAAATTAATGCATCAGATATGAGGAGAGTAAGCTACTTGATGGGTCAGCTTAAAGGAATCACAAGAGATAATGGTAAGTTAGATTATTTAATAAACGCAGCAGGTTTGGATATAGTTAGAATGGCAAAAACAGATGCACCTGTTGATACAGGTAATTTAAAAAATATGATTATGTATGAAGCTTCTATAAAACAAATAGAATCAAAAGCACCTTATAGTCAAGCAGTTGAAGAAATGACAAGTTCTGAAAAAAAAGGAAGTAAACCAGGAGCATACCAATTCTTTTGGAAAAATGTAGAAAGAGGGATTATAAAATTAAAAATGAATTTGAATAATGCTATTAAACGATCTTTAAGATGAAAGAGCCAATACATTATATTAGAAAAGCAATATATACATTACTAAATGGAAATGTTAGTTATGGTGGATCAAATGTTCCTGTTTATAATAGAGTGCCATCAACACAAGATGACCCATATATAATAGTTTATTCAGTAGAAACTGCAGGGGTAACACCTAACCAAACCGATTTTATTTACGAGTGTATAACAAGAATCGAAGTAGTTACATCTTTCTTTGCTGATAGTGGTGGGGAATTGCAATGTAATTCAATAGTAAATACAATTCTTGGATTGATAAAAACAACAACAACAGATTTCTTTGATCTAAGTGCAGAGAATTTTAATGTATATACAAGTGTATTAAATGGTGTTAGTTATAGTGAAGAAGCAGATGAGGAAAAAACGTATTTTAAAGCAATCATTGATATTGCAAACAGAGTTCAACAAAATTAAAAAGTTATGGCAAAAAGTAAAAAAAGTAATTTCAGTAAACACATAAGTTGGAAAGAAGCAACAGGATCAAACACAGCAAAAAAAATGGATATTGATAATACTCCTGATGATGAGCAGTTAGCTAATATGAAAATAATAGCTGATGAGTTGTTTGAACCATTAAGAGAAAAAGTAGATCTGCCAATTAGGGTGAATAGTTTTTTTAGGTGTGCAGAATTAAATTCCGCAGTTGGTGGAAGTTCAACAACTTCACAACACATTAAAGGTCAAGCTATTGATTTAGATGCTACAAAAGGAATGACTAATAGAGAGTTATTTTGTATTATAAAATCGGAGTTTGATTATGACAAGCTAATATGGGAACACGGAGATAATGAAAATCCTGATTGGATTCATATATCTTATGTAAAAGGTGAAAATAGAAAAATAGTTTATCAAGCAACAAGAAAACCTGGTAAGGGATATACTACTTACCAATATTTTGATTTATGTTTATGTGATGGAAAATGTAAATGTAATTCTAAAGAAGATGAATCAAATCTTGAAGATTTAAGTTTAATAATGTAAAAAAAAAAAAATGAAAATTGTATTTATAATGATAATTACTGCAATAGTTATTTATGGTTTAGTGATAGCTTCTATATGGTTAGATAAAAGGGGTATTACTAAAGATGATAACGATAATTATATACCTGATGTTCTTGAAGATAAAGTAAGGAATATAAAAGGTAAAGTAAAGGCAGTAAAAAAGATAGTTAAAAAGAAAAAATAATGCCAAAGGATAAAAAGAAATTCGGTCAAACCAAAGTTGGTCAATTCCTTGCAAAAAGTGGACTGGTGAACAACCTACTTGATATTATCCCTGATAAGGGCATTTTGGGCATCGTTAAGAACATTTTAGTCAAAGATAATACCTTACCCCCAGTTGATAAAGAACAAGCTCTAAAGCTCTTGGAAATGGAAATAGAAGAAATGGAGGCAGTAACGAGAAGATGGGAGGCAGACAGTAAAGGATCATGGTTAAGTCAAAATGTAAGACCTATGTCATTAGTCTTTTTAACATTAGTTTATTCTATTGGTTTCTTTTTAGAATATGATTTATCAATTTTTAGTAATTTAATGATGCTTACCTATGGTGCATATTTTGGTGGTCGTTCTTTTGAAAAGACAAGAAAATAGTGTCTGTTAAAAAAAGGAAAGTAAAAACACCAAGAATTTATGTCTATGTTCCTGATAAGAAAAAAAAGCGACCTGGAGTACATTCAAAAAATACAAGTAGGACAAATTCAAAAGGAAAACAATCGCATGGGTATAAAAAAAAGTATAGAGGACAGGGTAAAAAGCATTAATAATAATTTTACTATTTTTGTATTAAAATAAAATAAAAAAAATGGCAACAGATTTATATTACACAGGCGATTTTCAAAATGCTGCTTTTGGACATAAAGGATTAAGAATTTTAGGTGCAGGAGAAAGTTCAGTAGGTGGTGAAAAATTTAATTCTATTCAAGCAGTAGCAGATGCACAGGTAGATTTTACAAGTTCAGCAAGTACAGGAGATACAACAGTTACAAATCTTGCTTTAGAGGCAGGGTTTATAATGTATGGAAACTTAACATCTATTACAGTAGATAGTGGAAAAATAATAGCTTACTTACAATGATAGGATTATTTAATACATTGGCAAGTGTAGCAGTAAAAGTAAAATCCCATATTGAGAAATATTGGAATGAGTATAATAGTTTGTGGGAAGCCGAAGCAACAGATTGGGATCAAGCACAATAAAAATTAAAGAGATATGGCAAGTTTAACAGGTAATAAAATAAAAGATACATATACATCACTATTAAAAGTTGGTGATAATAGTACAATAGATGGAACTGCACAAGGGTTAACTGATGGTGCAGGAAATACACTTGGATTAACACTAACAAATGCAGGTGTGGTTGTTTCAACTACAAATGGAACATTAATAGGAACATCTGACAGTAATGTTGTAACTGCAACACTACTTAATGTTTCAGGTAATGGATCAGCAAGTGATGTTTTAACAAGTGATGGTGATGGTAGTTTTTCGTGGACAGCTCCTACATCAGGGGATATTACAGGAGTAACTGCAGGTACTGGTTTAGATGGAGGAGGAACAAGTGGAACAGTAACAGTTAATTTAACTGCTCATACAGGAGATGTTACAGGAACAACTGC